CATTATCAGTTGGCGCAAACCTCACAGCAAACACGCTGACAACCCTTTACACAGTACCCAAGGGGTATTACGCAAGGGTAGTATTGCTACGGGCGGTCAATACAGGTTCGCAAAAACATATTTCTTTCAGTTGGACAGATACCTCTGCGTCTGTCACATATTCTCTTGTATTTGAAACCGCTTTAACTACTAAAACCACACAAGATTGGGGTGGTACATCATATTTTGTGATGGAAGAAGGTGACGTACTTAAAGCACAATCTGAGGCGGCATCTACCTTTTCGGTAGTAGTTACCATTGAAGAAGAAGGGTTGACTAGAACATGACATTCCTAGAACTTGTAAACGATGTGTTAGTGCGCCTCAGAGAGCCTGAAGTTACAACTTATAACGAAACAACTTATTCAACTTTGATTGGCAAGTTTGTCAATGATGCCAAGCGTCAAGTTGAGGATGCCTTTGGTTGGAATGTATTAGTTCAAACTATTACAGTTACCACAGTTGCAAACACTTCCTCCTACTCCCTGACAGGGGCTGGGCAGAAGTTCCAAGTCTTAGACGCAATCAATACCACTAGTGTTTTGGGTATGACAAACATAGATTTTGTCACTATGAACCGCAACATCAACTTGTTACCTGTGGCAACTTCAGCACCAGTTAACTATGCTTTTAATGGCGTAGATGGTAGTTACGATACAAAAGTCACTCTGTATCCAGTTCCAGATGCTGTATACACAGTCAAATTCTCTTTAGCCGTACCACAAGCAACTTTGGCGGCTAACGCTACTGTGGTGCAAGTACCCGATGTTTTAGTGTCTCAAAACGCCTATGCAAGAGCATTGGTAGAGCGTGGTGAAGATGGTGGCTTGACTTCCTCAGAAGCGTATAGCCTATATAAGGCAATGCTATCTGACTATATTGCTTTGGAAGGTACACGCTATCCTGATCGTGGGGAGTTTGTAGCGACATGAGCCAAGCAATCCAAGTCTCTAGCATAAGCGCACCAGGCTTTTACGGGTTAAACACCCAAGATTCTCCTTTGGACTTGAATCAAGGATTTGCTTTAGTTGCTACAAATTGCATCATTGACCAATATGGGCGCATTGGCTCACGCAAAGGTTGGTCAAGGGTTAATTCCTCAAGTGGTAACTTGGGTGCAAATGATGTAAAAGTTATCCATGAGTTAGTGCAACTTGATGGAACACTAACCATATTATTTGCTGGTAATAACAAGTTATTCAAGTTAGATGGCTCTAACGCTGTCGTAGAGTTAACTTATGGTGGTGGCGGTACTGCCCCTACTATCACGGCAAGTAACTGGCAATGTGCATCTTTGAATGGCATTACCTACTTCTTTCAGTCTGGTTTCGATCCATTGATCTATGACCCTGCGGTTAGCACCACAACATTTATGCGTGTGTCTGAGAAGACTGGTTATGTAGGTACTGTGCCTTCTGCCAATATTGCTATTAGTGCTTTTGGTAGATTGTGGGTGGCGAGTACAACTACAAACACATCAACCATTTCTTTCTCTGATTTGCTCTCTGGTCATGTGTGGTCAACAGGAACGGCTGGTTCTTTGAATGTAGACAGGGTATGGGCTAACGGGTCAGATGAGATAACGGGGTTGGCGGCTCACAATGGATTCCTAATCATATTTGGCAAACGTCAGATTCTTGTTTATGCCAATGCAACTACCCCATCAACAATGTCGTTAAATGATACTGTGGGTGGTATTGGTTGTATAGCAAGGGATTCGATTCAGTCAATTGGTAAAGACATTCTTTTCTTGTCTAACTCTGGTGTTCGTTCTTTTGCTAGAACAATCATAGAAAAGTCTGTTCCTTTGGGAGACTTGTCTAAGAACATTAGGAATGACTTAATAGGTACTGTTTCAGGCGAAACATTGGCAAACATCAAGTCTGTCTACTCTGAAAAAGAAGCCTTTTACTTGTTGACTTTCCCGTCTATCAAAGCAGTATTTTGTTTTGATACACGGATACAACTACAAGATGGTTCACTCAGAGTTACAACTTGGGACTCTATTGAGCCAACAGCCCTTTTGTCAAAACGAAATGGTGATTTGTTGATTGGTAAGAATGGCTATATTGGGAAATATGGAACTTACCAAGATTACGCAACCCTATATAGGTTCTTGTATTACACAAACCATGCAGACTTAGGTGATCAGAATATAACTTCTATTTTGAAGCGTTTGTCTATTGTCGTGATTGGTGGGACAAATCAAGATTTAGTATTTAAGTGGGGATTTGACTTTAAGACAAACTACTTGTCTGCAATTGCTACCATTCCAATACAAGATGTTTACTATTATGGAATTGCAGAATACGGGGCAAATGCTACTGTAATTGCATACTATTCTGATGGAGTTGCTTTGCAGACATTGACTGTATCTGCAAGTGGTGCGGGTAAGGTTGTTCAAACTGGTTATGAAGCAGACATCAATGGAACGGCTTTATCTATTCAAAAGATTGAGATTCAATCCAAACGTGGCAAAGTAAGTTAAGGAGAAGAAATTGAGTAATTACACCAAATCAACAAATTTTGCTAGTAAAGACAATTTAATTAGTGGAAACTCATTAAAAATTGTTAAAGGTACTGAGATTGATACAGAGTTCAATGATATTGCTACGGCTATTGCTACCAAAGCAGATTTAGTATCCCCTACCTTTACTGGTTCTCCTGTGTTGCCTACTGGCACAACTGGCGTAACTCAAAGTTATGGAAACTCAACTACCGCATTGGCAACAACAGCGTTTGTTCAGGCGGCACTTGCTTTTGTCTATCCTGTTGGCTCGATATATACAAATGCTACTGTAAGCACAAACCCAGGCACTTTGCTCGGCTTTGGTACTTGGTCAGCATTTGGCGCAGGTCGAGTGATGGTTGGTTTTGATTCTGGTAATGTATTATTCGATACCGCAGAAGAAACTGGTGGTAGTGCAAATACTATTGTTGTAACCCACACGCATACGGCAACATCAACTGTTACAGATCCAGGCCACGTTCACTCAGTCGTGACAAATGCAGGTTCTGGTACTAATGTTGGTTTTGGAGCAAACTCTGCGGTTGGAAGTCAGAATACAGCATCTGCTACTACTGGAATTACTGTTGCAACAACAAACACTAGCACAGGTTCTTCAGGAACAGATGCTAACTATCAGCCTTACATAACTGTCTATATGTGGAAGCGCACAGCATGATTGTTTTTTAAATTTGTTTACGGAAGGCAAGTATTGAAAGTAGAAGTAATCAAAACCAAGAATTACGTTGTGTACTTTGAGGATGATTGTGGATTTACTTTTATTCATTGTGATTGCATGAGATGGAGCAAGACTGTTAAAAAGCAATTAAAGATTGATTTTGACAAATTGTTTAAGTTCCATAAAAAGGATATTTATGCAATACATGAAATTGGTGACGCAAAACATGAAAAGTTTATAAGTATTTTTGGTTTTGAGTATTTAAAAGATTTTGTTGGTTTAGACGGAAACGCAAGACAATTTTTTGTTAGGAGAACATAATGGGAATAAGTCCAGCACTTATTGGTGGAGGAATGTCGTTAGCAGGTGGATTACTTCAGGGTAATTCTGCAAGCAATGCGGCGGGAGCATCTGCACAAGGAATGGTCGAAGCGGCACGAATAGCGGCAGAAGCGGCTAAGTTCCGTCCTGTTGGCATAACCACTCGCTTTGGTTCAAGTAACTTTCAGTTTGACCCCAATACTGGTTATTTAACTGGTGCAGGTTATAACGTATCACCTGAATATCAAGGCTATCAACAAACGCTTTCTAATATGCAAGGAAGACAGTTGGGTGAAGCGGAAAACGCTTACCAACAGTATCAGCCTTTGCAAGGGGCGGCTAGTGGCTTGTTTAATCTTGGTCAACAGTATTTGGCTCAGTCTCCTGAACAAGTGGCTCAACAATACATGGCAAAGCAACAAGACTTGCTTGCTCCTAGCCGTGAAAGACAGTATTCACAATTGCAAAACCAGTTGTTTAATACAGGTCGTGGTGGTTTGTCAGTAGGTGCAACAGGGATGCGTCCAAGTGGCTCACAAGGATTGGGTGCTACAACCCCTGAGATGGAAGCCTATTACAACGCTATGGCGCAACAAGATGCACAGTTGGCGGCACAGGCTCAACAGGCTGGTCAACAACAAGTTGCCTTTGGTGCAGGGTTGTTTGGCACAGGTGCTAACTTACTTGGAAGTTATCAACAAGGTCAAGTTGGCGCATTGTCACCATTCCAAACATCTTTGGGAGTGCAAAGTGGCATTGAACAACTTGGACAACAACCATTGACATTGGGTGCTGGTTTAGGTGGTCAGGCGGCGGCTTATGGGGCAAATGCTGGAAGATTCTTATATGGTGGTGGAATGGGTGCGGCAGGAACTATGCAAGAAGCAAATGCTTACAACCCATACGCAAGTGCATTGATTAACGCATCTACCAATCAACAATTCCAAGGCGGTGCTAAAAACTATTTACAAGGACAAATGTTAAATGCACAGTACGGGGCAGAGAATGTGTATGGCGGATATGGCAAAGGCGTAGTTCCAACATCAGTTAACTGGGATATTTAAGGGGTAACCAAATGGCAGATTCAATAGTAGGCGGTTTATTTGGTATGACTCCTGAATCATATCAACAACAACAAAATCAACAAGCATTAGCACAGTCAGCACAATTGGCTCGAATGAGTCCTTTTGAACTTGCTAAAACAGGCGTTGGCTATGGTGCTAATCGTTTGGCAGGTGCTATCGGTGGCGCATTGGGTGCTGAAGACCCACAGTTACGCTTAATAAGCGCAAGAAATGCTGTTGGACAAAGCATTGATCCTAATGATCCTGCAACGATCCAAAGAGGCATACAACAGTTAGCAAGCATTGGTGATCAAGAAGGTGCAATGAGACTTGCTGACTACCTAAGAAAAGCACAAGGTGACTATGCTTTGATTCAGCAAAGAACTGCTGAGAAGATGACTCCAGAACAACGCAATGCTTTGGCTTATGCGGCATCTACTGGTGCGCCACAAAACTCGCCTGAATTTGGTCAAGCCTATCAAACAAAACTTAATGAGTTAATTACAAAACCAGAAGCAACATCACCCGAGATGAAAAATGCTTATGCATTTGCTAAGTCTAAATTTGCAGTTGGTTCTCCAGAGTTTAATGAACTTTATAGCAATGAACTAGCAAGACTGACAACAAAAGAAATTAACCCATCAATTGACAAAGTTGGCATTGCTGAATCAACTCGTGAGCCTGTTTATTTTGATAAGAAGGCAAATGAACAGTTTATTATGAAGGCAGATGCAACAGGGAAAATGGTGCGAGTTCCTTATAGTGGTGGTATTGACCAAACAACATCTAGAACTAACCTAAGTGTTTCGCAAAAGCAAGAAGAAGAATTCTCTAAACGCAGAGGATTTACACAGGCAAATGCTATTGATGAAGCAAGTAATTTGGCTAGAGGCGGTTCACTTGCCTTGGGTTCAATTGCATCAATGAAAGAACAAGATGCTAGTGGACAGTTGTTTACTGGCCCATTGGCTAACTCGTATGTTGGTGCAACCAATCTTTTGGCTAGTGTTGGCTTGTTAAGTAAAGAGCAAACTGGAAAACTTACTTCATCACAGATTTACGACAAAAGTGCAAAAGACCTTGTTATGCAAGATTTGGGTGGAAAACTTGGCGCACAAATATCAGATGCAGATAGAAAGTTTGTTGAAGATCGTATTCCACAACTTACAACTAGCCAAAAAGCCAGAACTGAATTGCTTAATAAGTTAGAGGAGATTCAGCGTGGCAAGATTGACTATTATCAAAAAATGAACGCTCATGCTAATAAGTTTAACAACTTAAATACCTTTGATTTTTCAGAGAAATATTCTGGAAATTTAACTGGTTCATCTTCTTCTACTCCATCTAAAACATCTCAATATGCTGATGATTTAGTAAACAAATACTTACCTAAAAAGTGAGATAAATATGGCTACTTATGAACAAGTAATTGAAGCACTACGTAATGCAGATGCTCAAGGTAATGTTGAAGATGCTAAGGCTCTAGCAGTAATTGCAAATGCTATGCGCCCTCAAACGGCAGAAGCACAAGTTTCTCCTACTGAAGAAAGAACTATTCCTCAAGAAATTGGTAGGCAAGCGGGTTTGGCTGGTAGGGCAATAATTACTGGGTTATCTTCTCCAGTAACTGCTATGGGTGATTTTGCTCAAGGTGCGGCAAACCTTGCAAGAATTGCAACTGGAAAACAGGCTGTACAAATGCCATTTCTTCCTACCTCTCAAGTTCAGCAAGAGGGTTTAACAGGAATGGGCTTGCCTACTCCTGAAACAACTTCTGAAAGGATTTCCCAAGTTGGAATGCAAGGCATTGCTTCATTACCAACAATGAAGCCGTTTATTCCTAGTGTTGGTACAAGTTTAGTGCGTGAAGTTCCTGCGGCTATGGTTGCTCCTATGGCGGCTCAACCCGTTGCAGAACAAGTTTACAAATTAACTGATAGTGATTTGGCGGCAACTGTTGCTGGTCTTGGTGTTGGTTATGTTGCTGGTGGTATGGCTGGTAAGGCTGGTAGCAAGTGGGAGCAACGCGGACAACCAGTTTTGACTATGGATGAAGTTAGACAAAGAGCAACCCGTGCTTACAACAAAGTTGAGCAAGCAGGAATTGAGTTAAACCAACAAAGTTCTTTGAATTTACTTAATGACATTAAAGATAGTCTTGGTAAGGCTAGGTATTTGCCTGAAAAAGATACTGATGTAAAGGTTGTTTTGTCTGAATTTGACAAGATTGTTGGTCGTGGCAATGTTTCATTTGGCAATGTTGACCAAATGCGTCAAATTGCTAACGACTTAAAAATGAGTAAAGAGCCAAATACACAAAGACTTGGCAGAGATATGGTTTCAACAATTGATTCTTATATTTCAAGATTAAGCCCAAATGATGTTACTTCTGGTGCTGGTGGCATTGATGAAACAGTAAAAACCATTATGGAAGCCCGTAAAGATTGGAGAAATCTAAGCCGTGCAAGCACATTGGAAGACATATTGAATGTTGCTGATGTCAAAGCAGATAATCCAAATGCAAATTTAAGTGATCTGATTAGACAAGGTTTTATTAGATTAGCGTCAGATTCTAAGAAAATGTCTGGCTTTACTCCTGATGAGCAAAATGCAATTCGTTCTGTTTCTAAAGGTGGTTCAGTAGACCCATTGCTTAATTTTGTTAGCAAGTTTGACCCAACTAAAAGATCAATTCTGTCAGCAGGAACTATGTTTGGCGCATATAACAAACCAGAAATAGGAGTTCCTTTAATGATTGCTGGAACTGGTGCTGATGCTATGCAAAACTTCTTGCGTCAAAGAGCCGCACAAAAGGTTTCTCAGGGATTGCTTTCTGGAACTATTCCTAAACCTCAACAAAACATGGGTTTAACTGGATTGCTGTCTGCGGCATTTAATAGAGAAAAGCCACAGGAGTAAACCATTGATCCTTTCAGCCTCCTCCTCCTTGCCCAAGGCGCAGTCTCTGCCATTAAGTCAGGCTGTGCGATGCTCCATGAAGGGCGCATGGAACTGGAGGGTGCTAAGAAGACAATTGAAGGAGTCATGGCTGATGTCAAAGCCATCAAGGGAATCTGGGATTGGCTTCTTGGACTGTTTAACCCAAAACCCAAGTCCAAGCCAGAAGACACCCCCAAGCCTCTGGCGAAAGCGAAAGCCGCTTCCAAGAAGCAACAGACTTATGAAGAAGTTGAACTACAAACCATCAATGAAGTGGGAGTCCAACTGGGCAACTTCTTTGACATACAGGCTCAATTAACCAACTACTACGCCTCTCTAGAGGCAGAATCAAAGGAACACTATGACCCAACTCAAAATACTTCTAAAAAGGCTATTGAACGTGCCTTGGTGGAACTCCAAATGGAAAACCTTGATGCACAAATTAGGGAGCAAATGACTGTTTATGCCCCTGTTGAACTGAAGGCAATCTATACAAGGTTTCTAAAAATGTATGCAAAAATTCAACAAGAGCAAGAATGGGCTAGATCAGAGGAAGTTAAGAAATTAAGACTACAAAGGTGGAAACAAGAACAAGAAGAAATATTTGTCATTGAGTTAGTAAGTGGAGGGGTTGCTGTTGTGTTTATTTCATTGATCTTTGGATGGCTAATGTGGCAACTGCAAAACTTATCTGGTGGGTTTTAATCGGAGTAATGCTTTGTGTTGTCGTAGGTGCAACCTCAATGGCTTATGTGGAGACTCTTTATATGAAGGCACAACTAAAACGAGAGATGAAAGAGTTACGCAAGTTGAAACAAGAACTGAAAGAATCTAAATGAAGTATTTATTGGTGCTTATGCTTTTAGTTGGTTGTGAAGACCGCTATCGGTATTTTTGCCAAGACCCAAAGCACTTCTCTGCCAAGCGTTGCCAACGCCCTGACTGCCAATTCACCCAAGATTGTCCTGATTACCTCGTAGCACCTATATTGGAGAAAAACATTGTCCAAGTTCCAAATCAATCGGCTTCTGAGCCAAGAGGAAATTGAAATACGAGTTTGGGCTTGCGTAGTCCTAATCGTAACAATCATCCTTGCTGGTATCGTGATCTTTATGCTGTATAGCCTGGCTTTCGTAGTTCAGCCTATCAAGAGTATGGCTCCGATTGACCAAGCGTTTGCCAAGATGCTAAACGACATTGTGTTATTGATTGTTGGTGGCATTGGTGGCGTAATGAGCCGTAAGGGTGTGCAGACTGTCTCTGAGAAACTATCCTCTACTGCACCACCTCCACCCCCTCCTAGCACCCCTACCCCACCCCCTACGCCCCCTAGCACCTCTACTTGGATATCTCCATCTGGCGCATTGCCTGCATGGATAAATCCTGTCTTAGACGAGGAGTGGAGAGCGCCACCACCGCCTACTACTCCACCTGACTATGTTGACCCTGAGAAAGAGAATATAGCCAATGAACGGGCTTTAGCAAAGGCTGAAACATGATCCCTAATCCTTGGATGATATTGGGTGCTATTTTGGTGGCTGTGAGTGTCTATTTCTATGGACACCATAAAGGGTGGGATGAGCGTGATGCTGAGATGCAAGCAGAGATTGCTGTCAAGAACGAAGAATCCCGTGTAAAAGAGCAAGAACTTGCCAAACAATTAAATGAACAATCATCGAAACTTTTGGAGGCTAACAATGCCATTACTGAAAAACAGTCTAGTCTTGATCGTGCTATTCGTGCTGGTAGGGTGCGCCTCCCGTCCACAAGTTGCGTACAAACCAATGGAAATCCCCCCGTTGCCAGCGGAAATAGCAACCAAGCGGCAAGCGAATCTGACACAGAGACTCTCCGACTTATTGCTCAAATCGCCGCAGACGGAGACAAAGCCATTAACCAACTCAACGCCTGTATCGATGCCTACCAAGCAGTAATGGAGAAATCAAATGGTAAACGCTGAACAACTGCAAAAACTCCACATTGGTGCTGATTGGATGGATGCCCTGAATGAGACTTTCCAAAGATTTAACATTACTACGAATAATCAAAAAGCCATGTTTATAGGACAACTGTCGCATGAATGTGGCAACTTCCGCATCCTTGAGGAGAACCTAAACTACAAGGCGGCAACGCTAATGCGGTTGTGGCCTAGAAGGTTTCCTACCTTGGAGAAGGCTAATGAATATTCTGGAAACGCTAAAAAAATTGCAAATTCTGTCTATAGCCTACGCATGGGCAATCGTGACGAAACTTCTGGTGATGGCTATCGGTTTAGGGGTCGTGGTTGTATTCAACTTACTGGTCACTCGAATTATTTTCATGCTGGCAAAGCATTGGGGGTGGATTTTGTTATGGAGCCTGACCTTGTTGCTACTCCTAAGTTCGCCGCCCTTACTGGAGGATGGTTTTGGTCTACCCACAACTGTAATGCTCCAGCGGATGCCCTTGACTACACTAAAGTAACCAAGATCATCAATGGTGGCACGATAGGGTTAGATGACCGCATAAAGCACGTTCAACAGGCTCTAGCGGTCTTAGGTTAGTCTTTGTCTGAACTGAGGAAGAAGACTGCCACTAATACGCCAACGGCAATGGAAGCACCAAGTCCAAGCAGAACAATGATGGTTAGTAGGCTTTCCATCACTTAATCCTAGTTTTAATTACATCCTCTAAGCATTTAAAGAGGGTGAATACGGCACTCAGGAAAGCAGGTGCAATCATCCCTGCTATAAAAATTAAGACTTCACTCATGGTAGTTTCCTTCAAAAGGTATTAACTCGATTTGTCTAACTGAATAATACTCCCCATTGCCTACATCAAACAAGTTCTCCTCTAACAGGAAATCCTTGCTATTTATCCATCCAACAAGGCGAACACAAGTGTTATGTATTTCTGTCAAGACAAAAGTATCAACTGGTTTAGTGTTAGACCAGACAACAGCATTAAGATTACCCCCAATTTTGCTTGTGCATTTAACATCTATCGTCTTACCCTTACGGGTTACTAGATCAGCACCAAACTTCCTGAAGTCACAATTTAGATCAAATGGCAACTTGAGGAACTTGGCAACTGCATATTCGGTTATTACCCCGTTTATGGATATTTGCACACCATCTAAGGACTTATCCTGTTTGCGGTCTTGTGCGTGTTGGCTAGTAATGTGGTTGCGTAACTTACCTATGTATGTACAGACCATAATTTCTGTACTGGTAAGCACCACATCCACATACTCCTGATTAAAACGGGATGTCATCATCCTTGAGATTAGATGCAACTGGTTTGCTTGCTGGTGGCTGTGCATCCCGTGGAGATACTGCCAAGCCCATGAACTTGCCCGTCTTGCCTTCTTTTATCCAAGCAGATAGCCAATATTCCTGACCATCTACCATGATATTTCCTTTGTAATCAGGGTGCTTTTCTGTGTCTTTTTTATCGTTCTTGAACAGAACCCCAGAGTTATTCATCTTTTCCATATTAACCTCTCAATTGATTTAACTTATTAACTTTGTCATCCACTTCCTTGAGGAACTGAATAACCTCTCCTTCTAGTTCAGCAATGTACAAATTACTTCTAGGTACACGCTTTATGAACAACTGAAGTCCCTCTGGCATCCGTGGGTCGAAACTCACGAAATCACACCAATCACGCTCTGCACAAGCCATCTGCCATTGCATCTGATCGTAATATTTCTTTGCTACCTCGTCACCCAACAAAGTATCAATATGGGTGGCTGTATGGGGACACTTGATCTCCAAGCATCCATCATCACCTACAAGCCCGTCAGGACTAGCGGCAGACTTGAGTATGGTTGGATGGTCAATAGCACCTACCTCGTCCACCAAAATGCCTGTCTTGCCCTCGTATGCGGCTCTAGCAAAGGGTTCTTGTTCAGTACCCCACTCCATAGCCGCATTGGTGTAGGACTCAGCGACTTGGTTAGTCATGCGCTCGACAACCAACTGTGCCATGTAGTTAGCCCTACTGGTGCTGTAACCTGACTTTGTTTTAGCAACGATGTCAGATATGCGTGATGCAGTAGCCTTGCCACAACGCTGTGCAAACCACTCAGGCGAACCTTGGATTATTTCTTCACTCATGTTTTTCCTTTAGTTTGACTGCCATTGGAATGCAATGAGCAAAATATTTAACCAAATCAGACGCAATTTGAGGCAAGTCATTGACATACCAATACACGCCTTGATTTACTTTTACGGGTTTTGCTTTAGAAACCTTTTCAAGAAAAGAAGCAGACAAAGTTAATCCGTAATAGCCACTTAAATCTGTTGTAGAAAAAACCTTTTTTCCATCAATAACTTTTGTATCACTCATGCTTGCCTCGCCTTCAGCATTGCATCTGCTATTTCGTAGGCTTGATCAGCAAATTCTTTTGGGGTTGCCTTCAGAGATGTTTCTGCCAACATTCCTTGCAATGCTTTAGCCGCAAAGTAGTCACGCATAGACAATCCATCATGTGTTTCTTGATAAGGAAAATCCTTTATAGGAAATGCTGGAATATTACTCATTTCAGCACCTTCTTCTTAGCATCTTTGGCGGCAATCATTTTGGTCTGCCATGCCTTGTTTCCATCGGTAGCCGCAAATGCCTCAATGTAGATGTTCTTGAGTTCATCAACTGTTGTAGTGGCTTCTATGGCGGCAATGTAGTCAAGCATCCGATTCTCGTCAGGAGTGCCTTCTTCTTCAACCACTTTAGAGCCTGTTGTAGCGTCTAACGCATCATGCTCAACAATGTGTAGCACCGACACCCAAAGGTAGCGGGAAAGGTAGGTTTGCACAGCACCAAGGTTTTGCACTTCATGGCAACCTTTGAGGGCGGCTGAAGACATTGGGCTTGTGAAGACAATGATTTCGTCAGGCTTCTCAGTATTGACAACAATAAACTCAGCAATCTCTTTTCCAAAGCGGATGATGGAAGTAAGACCTACCTCGTTAAATATCTCAATTGCGGGGATTACGAAATCGCCTAACTCAAAATAGTTGTAGCCAGCAAACTTGTTGTGACCAGACTTCTTGAGGGCTTTTGTGTGGAACTTGGCTCTAGCCTCATTCAGTTTTTGATATACATTCATTAGTAACTCCTTTTTAAATATTCACTATGTTTAACTTGCTGTTCACCTATCCAATGACTGAGCATAACCAGATCATTCTGTATTGCGCTTATGTCTTGGATGAATCCATCATACTTGCTGTTCAAGCATTTCTTGTCTAGGGTTTTCACCGATTGTTCTATCCTCATAAGAATGGTTGAGTAGTCGTTCAAAAGTATCTCCAAATGGCTACTGCAATCATGCCAAGAACAGCAATCAATGCAAACAAAACGGGTAAGTCGTGTATGTTTGGCGCGCTGTAAAACGGCCCTTCAATAAGGTTTTCGTTCACATAATCTTTTGGGTAGGCTTCACGCAAAGAACGTGGAAACATACGGGTTGTTGGGTTGAAATCATCCATTTAAAATCTCCTGTGCAATTTCTTGTTTACAGTCGTTATCAAGATACTTGAACTCGACAAAGTGGTTCTCTTGGCAACAGCCAATCTTCTCGCCCTGTGGTTGCAAGCAGTAGCAACAATAATAGACGTTAGATTCGTCTTCATAGATTGCTTGTAGTTCGTCTTGTATTTTCATGCTTGTCCCCTTGCTAGGATTGCGTCTGCTAGTTTGACTTTGCAAGTCATGTCTTACTCCTTAATGCTTGAACAGGTGTAACCCACATTGATGCAACATTCCCTGACGATGGGTCTTGGTCATACACCCAAGGTAATTCAGCATCTCGAACGTTAGGGGTGGCGTGTCGTGGAGGTGTCGGCTTGTAGATTTTAAATGCCACAGGCTCACTCTGCTCACGCTCTTGATTCATTGCCCAACGAATAGCATCACGGGTGCTTGCATGGCCTTGGATAGCCATCTCAATAATTTCATCTTGTGTCATTTTGCCTCCAGCACTTTAATGCGTTGCTCAAGTTTGGCAACCAATGCTTCTAGGTCTTTGATACGATCTAACAGCATATCCTTGTATGTGTAGTCGCTCTTGCGGTATGGGGCTTCCACCCCAATGGTTTTTCTAATCATATTAACTCCTATCTGTTAAAAATATTAACTTTTCATCGCTCTCACAAATGCGGCAAAACTAGCGGCTGTGTCCCCAAAAGGTAACTTAGCCAACTCGACTGCCACCTCTTCTAACACATCATTACGAATAAGTAACGGATCATTACTAACTGGTAACGAGCGTAGATTCTCTGTCAAATCCCTGACCAATGCCCGTTGAATACTGCCATCTGTAACACCAGTAGAAATCTTGCGTTGTTCAGCAAGGTAGGTACTATTTCTAATCTGATCAGTCACATCATCAAACTCTAGTTCATCAAAGGCTTCGTCAAGTTTGTCGTTCATTCTCTAACCCTCATTGTGTCAACAATGTTTTGCGCTAAGTGCTGGTCTTTCACCATGTTAAAGATGATGCTTGCAATAACATCTCGTTCATGCTCTTGCCCAAGATCAAACGCATTGCTCATGCCTGTAACTGTGTTCTCGTTACAAGCCGCCATGCGTAAGTGTTGAACCATCTCTGCTTTTGTCATACGCTAATTTCTTCCCATTCTTTTCGCCATTGCGTTGTTATGTCTCGCATCTCATCACTTGCTTTGTTCTCGCAATGGTTATATTGCTTCTTGCTTATATCATAAGAAATGTGCTTATCTTGCTCGTCAAATACGGCAAAGTCAACCTCGTAGTCATCGCTGTGGTCAGCGTCTAACTCATCGCCTGGACTCAGGATGTCAAAGCATACTAAGCACTCGCCAATGCCCTCTAAGTAGACACAAATCTCATGTTTAAAGTCACTAGGTTTTACCGACATATTCACTCCTTTTTAAGTTGGTAAGAGGATTGTCAATGATTAAAAAAGGCTTGTGAACTAGGACAAACCCTATATTGACAAACTAAATTTAAGTATAGGATTGCTTGTCAAAAGGAGACTACATGGAACTAAAGCAACAACATATTTCAATTCTCAAGAGGTTGGCGCATGGCGCATCATCTATGAAACGCTTTACCGACAAGGATACAGAAGTTGGAAACCAAGGATTTCACTATCTGCGTTATTTAAACGATCTTCAGAACTTTGGGCTTGCGTTGGAGATTGATGAAGTTTGGCATATCACGGGGTTTGGGGTGGCTAAGTTGGCAGAACAAACTCCACGGGTTAACAAGGATAGAGTGGCGGCTGGAACTACGACAGAAACCTATGATGGGGCAGACCTGAAACATGGTGGCAACAGGGTAGGTGCATCAGATTTCCTTAAATATCCTAGTAAGTTTGGGGACAATCTGGTATTGCCCAGAGTTTCCCTATAATTGTTTGAAACACGGCTAGATACGAAGTCATGAGCGTATTGAAAAGAGAACAGACCCCTCCTGCCGAGGTTTCTTTCAAGGGTCGAATCATGGGTCTGAAAACAATGCACTACTACCAGTTCAATATTGGGGACTATGCTTCCCACACACGGCACTTAAATGTCATAGAAGATTGCGCCTATCGCAGGTTGCTGGACTTCTACTATCTCCACGAAAAGCCGATAAAGCACCAAGACATTGCTCGGCAGATCAACATGAGAGAGTATGAACAAGAGGTCTTATCTGTCCTAAATGAGTTCTTTTTGTCATCAGAGGATGGCTTTGTAAGTCCACGGGCTAACAAGGAAATTGAGCATTATCACTCGAAGATTGTCCAAGCATCAAAGGCTGGTAAAGCGTCTGCTGAACGGAGGTTCAACGGGCGTTCAACGGGCGTTCAACCAACCAATAACCATAAACCAATAACCATTAACCATAAACCAAAGGTAGAGAGCACAAGAGGCTCACGCCTCTCTCCTGATTTTTGCTTAACAGAAGATTGGAAAGACTTTTGCCAACAAGATAGACCTGACCTTAACCCGTCTAAAGTGTTTGAGACATTCAAAGACTATTGGGTAGCCAAGGCAGGTCAACAAGGGGTAAAGTTGGATTGGTTTGCTACATGGCGTAATTGGGTTAGAAGTCAGAATCAAGCCCCTGTAAACAAAGCAGACCAAGTGTTTACGACTGTGCCAAGCCGATTCGAGCGTGATCCAGCCTTGATTGATGTGGAAAACAGGTTAAAACAAGGCGTTCCCATGCCACCTGAGATTAAGTTGGCCTTAGAAAGGTTACGCAAATGAACTCATTTTTAATAAAAGACGCCACCTGCATTAGTTTTTCAGGCGGTAGAACCTCCGCTTATATGCTGTGGAAGGTTTTACAGGCTCACGATATGAGCCTACCAAATCAAGCAAAAGTGATATTTTGTAACACAGGCAAAGAAGAAAATGCCACTTTAGACTTTGTAAACCAATGCTCTAAAGAATGGGGTGTTGAGATTACATGGCTAGAGTTTGCCGTTGAAAATGAGGAAAAAATCTCAAAAGTTGTCAATTACGAGATTGCAAGCAGAAATGGTGAGCCGTTTGATGCTGTAATAAATTGGTATCAACCCGCCTTGCCAAATGGAAGGGCTAGATACTGCTCTAGCCAAATGAAAACCAGAACCATGCACCGACATTTAAAGTCGCTGGGTTGGACAGAGTGGGACTCATTTATTGGGATTAGGGCAGATGAACCAAGGAGAGTGGCTAAATTTAGGGCTAATCCTCACCCTGAAAGGAAATACGAGACAGTTTGTATGCCTTTAGTCCCAATCGGGGTTTCGTCAAAAGAAGTCGGTAATTTTTGGGCAAACCAAACTTTTGACTTAGAACTGCCCAACATAAACGGAAAAACAATGCACGGAAACTGCGATTTATGTATGCTAAAACCAAAATCTCAGGTTTTGAGTTTGATAAAAGAAAAGCCAGAAAGAGCGTTGTGGTGGATGAAACAGGAGGCAGAGGCCGCCAAAAGATGCCACGGAGATGGGAAATTCTTTGCCATAGACCGCCCAAGTTATGCCCAAATGTATAAATACTCATTTGAACAAGACGATATGTTTGACCAAAATGAAGAAGGCATATCCTGCTTTTGCGGGGATTGAAATGACATTAAATGATGCCAGAAAACACCTCGACAGACTCAGAGAAGGTCATCTCATGCCCGTGGCTCTCACAACTCAAGCCTTACTCGTCACAGGAGACATTCCTCGAATATCTCACCCAACACTATGCTCTGATAGCAATGAATCCACAGACGATAGAGATTGCGAGATACAGAACCAAGGAATTGAAAGCAGATTTTCCTACTCTAGGTATCTTGGTAGCACAACGAATAAAGGAACTTAAAAATGCAATGCCCTAAGTGTCAATCAGATAAAAATAGGATTACCGAGACAATCCAACATGAGGAATTCACATATCGCAGAAGAATGTGCAATATGTGCTTCACCCTTTTCAGGACAAAGGAAGAGGTATACAAAGGGGTTTTACCTCAGAAGCCCCGTAGACTGATTAAGGCTGAACCGAAAGAGTATCAAAAGCACTTTGCGACAGACTTGCTTAAGAGGTTTTGGAAATGATTTACATAGGAATCGACCCTGGCTCAGTGTCTGGGGCTGTTGGTGCTGTGATGTCCAATGGAGATTATTTGGACTCATTTATGATTTCTCATCAAGACAAACACGTGTTGCCAATGGTCTTTAAGAACATGATTCTCCGCTTGGTAGACCCAAAAGAAGGGGCTGAAATCTGTTGCGAATTAGTCCATTCAATGCCTAATCAGGGTGTGGCAAGCACATTTCAATTTGGTAGGGCTGTGGGAGTCATTACAGCAGTTTGCACCCTCACAAATTACCCGTTGCACATGGTGTCACCCCAGCGCTGGAAACGCCATTATCACCTATCAAGCGATAAAAACGAAGCCCTAGATTGCGCTCGTATGCTATGGCCTGACGCACCATTGAAAAGAAAGAAAGACATAAACATAGCAGAATCACTCTTAATCGCTGAATATTGGCGGGACTGTATCAATGGAAAAACCAGAGATAAAGCATAATTTAATTAGATTCTCAGAGAAAGAGCGGGAGATTATGCGAACCATTGGCGGCGGTAATCTTTCGGAGGGCGCACGAATATGCGTAATGTGGGGCGCACATTGTTGGAATTTAGGGCTGAATACTGAGATGGATTTGAAGCATATTGGATTGGTTACAGTTTCAACGACTGACCAACACCCCAACGAATAGGGTAAATAAGCGATTTAAAGCCCCTACAAGCGATTATTTTGGGCTTGGCATACATAGAAGAAGGGTAAGGCATGGCAAGAGCGTTTGAAAAGAGCAAAAATCGAGAAAACAGGCTCAAAATATACGGGCAAAGATATGAGCGTCATTGGTCTAGCCGTGTTGGTTGTTTTTATTGCGGTGATAAGTGGACAGAATTAGACCATTGCCCGCCCTTATCTTGGTGTGAATCAAAAGAGCATAAATGGTTTAAACAGCGAAAAATCGGGTTTTACTTGGTCAATTCATGCACCGATTGCAATAGGGCTTTATCTGATAGAGGGCTTTTCACTTTACAGGAACGGGCTGATTTCATACGCAAAAGACTAGAAAACAAGGCCGAAAAAATTGTTTTGTGGACTAAAGAGGAAATCAAGGAAATGAGCGAGAGATTTCAAAAGACCATATTAGCCCGTCAAACCCTACAAAATACCCTCTTAGAACGCCTCTGGTTCGCTCAGGAACTGCAATTCAGGGCTGAGGATTTCCCTGAATAAATAGACCCTACATTGAAGGGCTTAGAAGGGCTTAAAAATAGGCAAAGAAAAACCGCCCGAAGGCGGTATTAAGTGAGTGCTTACTAACTAACTAAATGCTGATTCTGGTATTTCATGGGTGAATTTATTTGTAGGGGTTGCCTTAAATTCATAGTAAGCCAAATATTCCCGTTCTCCCGTTTCAGGGTTAACAGTCCAAGCATTAGCAAAATATTGCCCATCTACTTCGTCCCGCCAGATAACAAAATCATTCTCGCCTTTGGCTATACAGTCTTCGGAAGCATTTGGGCAGTAGTTTAAAAAGTCTTGCAAAGCCTCTTCTGGTGTCCCCATGTCAGGCACTCCAAGAGGGCTATTGTCAAATTGAGACTCAATTATTTCAATGTCAAAAAGTTGATATTTCATGGTTTCACCTTTTATTTGCGTTTTAACAGAATTTGCAAGATTATCCCAATAATTGCATAAATCAAAATATGCCCCTAAATTGCTCTAATGTGAGATAACGGGCAAAATATTCATCTCCCAATTTTCTAAAGCAAGCATAAAGAGGGTAGCCCTCTGCATTGTCGCTATGTGCTTCACCTACTAAAAAAGCCCGTCTAATCATTGCCCTTGGCGGCACACATTCGAGCATCTCCCAGTACATTTTTTCGGTTGTATCTATCCATTCATTCGGCTTTGCTTCCATAGCATCCCAAAGGGGTTGCCACTCTAATAGGCTGTTTTCTTGGGTTGTATTCATGCTGTAACTCCTTCAGTCAATTCGTTGATACGCTCGCACAAGTCCCGCAAGTTATAGCATTGGAAAACAATACCGCCGCCATATTGTTTATTGTGGAACTTACGCCCGCCCAACTGTTTAGCCCTTGTGAGTGCCTGAGCGTATTTATCATTTATCAATCGGCCTTGTGCATCCCATCCCATAGTGATGGCGGCCTCTTCGTCTGTGTTTAGGTTTAAGTAGTGGCATACATAACGGGGATTTCCGTTAACGTCATTTTTTACCCGTGTGAAGTTATTTTCTTTAATCATATTTACACCTATTTTAAAAAACCCTAGTCAATCACTAGGCCATAAACCCCTATTTCTAAGGGTTTACAGTCTCAGGGATTAAGCCGTTGCCTTCTCAGTTTCTACGGCCTTTGGAACATAGCACCATTGTGGAATTGTTGCACCAGTTCCGTCACGCATTGGCATGATTACCCCTATAAAATTACTCACGCCGATATTGACTAAGGCACTTTGGTTGCCCCGTTGCAAAATGGATACAGTAGGGATCGCGCCTTTTTTGCTCTCTTTTATATCTTGCGCCGCTTGGTGAAATGCTAAAACGTATTCAGGGTTATAGCAAGCGGGCGCAATATCATCATCTTTTAAGACTAATGGCAATACCCTATCACAATCGGGAAATGTCCCGTCAATGGCTTGGAATGTATGCTCGCCGTCTGGTGTGATTACATGGATTTTGAAACCGTCAACTGTAAAGTGTAGGATTTCATTGGCATTTTTAACAGTCCCGATTAGAGACTTTATTGCATCATTGCCAATGGTAACGGCGTTTTGTGGCTTAGTTTCGTCATCTATCAACAATCTGCCCATGATGTGCCCATTTGTTGATTCTAGATAAGTGCCCCGATTATTTTGCACTACATGGATACCTTGCAAGTAATAACGTATGTCTTTAATTGCACTAAAACGAGACAATGCTTTTAATTGTTTGCGGAGAATTGTAAATTTCATAATTGACACCTATTAAAGAAAATTAAGCATAGGCAAACCCATGCCCCTAATGACAATCACTAGGCCATAAACCCCTAAAATTAAGGGTTTACAGTCTTATGACTAATTATTGTTTGAAGTGATTTTGCAATATTCAACCCATTCATCATGTGTCATTTCCTTATGTGCTTCAAAGGTAACACCATTTATAGTTACTTTTTGCAAGATAAATGCATCAGTTGCCCCATTGGGCACGCCATTGGACAAATAGGGTTTATGGGAGACAATGCGACCAGTTGATAAAAGAATATCGGTTTTCATAATTAACACCTTTTAAAAAGTTAAAGATTATTCTATTGTGGCAGTAGTTACCCATTCAGCCCTGTCACCATTCCAGGTTACATCTGGCAATGTAATTTTGTAGTGCTTAACTACTTGCATAACGTCATCATAGTTTTTTTTGTAATCGCACAATGGTGAACCTTGGTGCATTAGTATCCATTTCCTATCATTTGAGTAAGATAAATGAGTTTTATAGTCCATTTGTAACACCTATTAAAAAGTTAAACAATCAAAGTATGCAAGCAGTAGGCAAACCCATGCTATACAAAAAACAAGGCCACCAAGGGTATCAAATAAAAATTGTCGCATAGTTAACACCTATTAATAATTATTGTTTACAAAGTCTGATAAATCACCAATTATCATATCTAAGGTAGAACCCTTGGAGATATGCAACTTTAAGAGTTTGACAAAATCAGAGTTTTCTAGCAATAGGTAAGGGCTTACAGTTGTAACGTCTGCTATTTGTCCAAGGACAAAAGACATATCGAAGTCAGTAGTTTGATTTTGCATATTCACACCCATTAAAAAGATTATTAAAAGAGACACTCTTGCGAGCACTTAATACTATGCACATACCATGCCAATTCTAGCATTTATAAAATATCTAATAAAATCAAGCACTTAGAGAAACTTAACATAATAAGTATGCACCTACATTGTGCAAGCATTATCACTATATAAAATCATGCACTAACTTCGTGCGTTACCTACTATATATACACCAACATGGTGCATAGACTAACTCTATCGGTTTACTTTGTGTGATAGTTGGAATATATCGAAAGGTTTTATAGGTTGCACTGGTATGGTGCATCACATCTATATGCGAACGATTCTCATTTGCAATTACTTAATGCTAGTAGTTCTCATTCGCGTTTACCTTAATGCGAGTGATTCTTATTTGTGTTTGGCTAGTTGCTATTGATTCTCATTTAGATTTGTATGGGGGGGAGGGGGTAGTCGTGCTGTGTAATATTTGTGGGAGCCTCCTACCCACAAGAAAAGGTAAATTAGCCTTTTTAAGATAAGACTAGATAATTGGTAGCAAAAATAGGGGAGCAGTAAAGTACAGACGTAGCAAGGCAGTCGTAGATATTCTCATGGTCTTGAGAATCCCTGACTTAGGGTGGGTGTCGTTTATCGTACAGAGTTAAGTTAGTC